GCGTTTGCGTCTGCACCGATACAGGCTGCAGCAGGTTCTGCCGCACAGGTGGGTCAGTTCTATACGTACTCCGTCGGGGCGTCGCAAGAACTGGCCCTCTCTGTCCCCACTGTTGCCCGCTCGATTCAAATGATTGCGTCTATGGTCGGCTGCCTAGAACTCAAGCATTTTACAACGCAGTGGACTGGCGAAGAGTACGAAGAGATTTACTTGGAAAATGAGTCGTGGATGGATCAACCCGATCCCAAGGTCACGCGCAACTTCATTTTCTCACAACTCGTAACGGACCTAATGCTCCACGGTCGCGGATTCTGGTACATCACCAGTCGCTCAACTGCGACAGGCCGTCCGCTTTCGTTCCAATGGTTACCTGCCGCAATGGTGACAACCATGGACCAAGCAGGACCGCAATGGTTCGGCCCGTCCGATCAAGTTGAATTTAACGGTTACCCATTAGCCACCGAAGATGTCGTGCAATTCTTGGCACCGTCGCAAGGTCTGCTTTATACAGGCAACCGCGCAATTATGACGGCTCTTAAACTTCAGCAAGCAGCTGACCGTTTTGCTGTTAACGAGATTGCTGCCGGGTGGCTTCAGCAAACCGACGCATCCGAACCAATGTCAGCCGAGGACCTTTCCGAACTCGCCGCCGCTTGGCGCAACGCTCGCCAAGTTGGTGCAATCGGCGCACTTAACAGTGTCGTGACTTTTAAAGAGTTTTCCAGTGACCCAAACAAACTGCAACTGATTGAGTCGCGTCAATTTCAGTCGTTAGAACTGTCGCGTGCCGCTGGAATTCCCGCATACCTTCTCGGTATTGGCGTTCAGGGTTACACATACCAGAACGCGCAACAAGCACGCCAAGATCTTTACCTTTTTGGCACCAAACAATACTTGGACGCAATCGAGCAGACACTCAGCATGAATCAACTTTTGCCACGCGGACGGTACGTCAAATTTGATGTTTCTGACTACATGTACGAAAACGATCTAGGGAATGTTGAGCGCGAACCTGCTTACGAATCTGGAAACCGCGAGGACGAATACTCATGATTAAATTGACCGCTCAACAGATCACACTTGACGCATCAGCAGATGGTGAACCGACGCGTCAGATAACTGGGCTTGCAGTTCCTTGGAATGTCAAGGCGCAATTAAGTGGTGGCGAATCGGTGATCTTTCTTGAGGGCTCTCTTCCCGAAGATGGCCCGATGCCAAAACTTTTGGAATACCACGACGACACCCGAATTATTGGCCGAGTCACCGAGAGAGTGTCAACCAGCGAAGGCATGATGTTTGTCGCAAAGTTGAGCGCAACTCGTGCGGCTGACGACGCTCTCGCACTGCTCGCCGATGGTGCGTTAGATAGCGTTTCCGTGGGCGCAATCCCCACCAAGTTTAAGAGGCTGTCAGACGGCACGCTAGAGGTCTCTCAAGCCAGATTCGTAGAACTGTCGGTCGTCACACAGCCCGCTTACGCTGACGCACAGATCTATTCAGTCGCCGCCTCATCACCCGATGAAAGCGAACCCGACGAAACCGAAACCCCAACAGAAACAACCCCAACACCATCCGAGGAGGATGAAACCATGTCAGAACCCACAACCGTTGAAGCCGCTGTCGCGACTCAACCAATCTACGCAACCGCTGTAAAGCGCGACGCAAAACTGCCAACCGCAGTTGAATACTTGAGTGCAGCCATCGCAGGCGGAACCGCTTGGGAACGTATGCACGAAGCATTGCGCGCTGCAGCTCCTGATGTTGTCACCAGCGACACGCCCGGTGTACTCCCAACCCCGATCCTTGGACCCGTCTACAACAACTTCATTGGTCGCCGTCCAGTCGTTGACGCAGTCGGTGCAAAGTCCATGCCGGGTGGTGGCAAGATCTTCATTCGACCCGAAGTCACGACCCACACCAGCATTGGTGCAAGCCTCGCCGAAATGAGCAACCAGTCAGGCACTTTTGTGGTGTCATCGAACCAAGTTACCAAGCAAATTTTTGGTGGCTACGTGAACATCTCCGAAGCCGATCTGGATTGGACCGATCCCGCGATCTTGTCAATTTTGCTTGATGACATGGGCCGTATCTACGCAAACGCCACAGACAACTACGCAGCCGATACTTTGGTCGCTGGCGCAACCACGACTCAAGCTTTTGCCGCTGCCGACACTGGCAAGCCTGAAGTTTGGGCTGCTGAAATTGCTGAAGCTGCAGCAACAATCCTCACTTCGTCAAATGGCAACTTGCCGACTCACTTATTTGTGGCTCCCGGAATTTGGCAGGACTTGATTTCGCTTTCGGATTCGAGCAAGCGTCCGTTGTTCCCACAAATTGGACCGATGAACGCTTTTGGTAATCTTGCACCCGGTCAAGTCAACGGAAACGCTTTCGGTTTGCAGGTCGTCGTTGACCGCAACTTTGCAAGTGCAACTTGTATTGTCGGCGACGCATCTGGTTACGAACTGTTTGAACAGCAGAAGGGCGCGATCTCGTTGGACAACCCGTCCACGTTGTCACGCACTATTGCGTTCCGTGGCTATTTTGCCGCCTTGATGATTGACGCAAGCAAGTTCGTCAAGTTCACGTTTGCCTGATCCGACTGACTAAGAGAGAGTTTGCACCATGGCCACATTTAGCGTGACGCACCACCAGCGTCTAGATGATGTTGCTGTGGTGCAGACCCTCGAATCAACTGACATCACTGTCGGACAGACAATCACACTGACTGGACTCGGACACGGTCTCAACGGAACACACGTTGTTATTGCCGTACCAGTCAACTTGTTTGCTGGTGTCAACGAAGCAGGCGACCTGCTTTACAACGAAAACGAAATCATTGTTAATCAGTTAATGTTCCAAGATGTTGGCGATGATCTTGAACGATCCGCTGCCGATCCGTTTGGAACTTTGACTTGGACTTTGAGTTGTACATGGCTTGCATCAACTGCACCAGTTATTGAGTTTCTTGGTATCTCGTCGGCAACTGCTAACGACACTGCGTTTCTCACGACTTGTGTTGCAGCTGCGAACTCATGGTGCTTTAGGCGTCGAGTGCAGGCTGGTTACCATGACAGTCTCACGACTGTCCCTGACAGTTCAGTGCTGTTGGGAACCACGCTTTACGCCGCAGGGCTTTACCGTGAACGCGGAACCACTGGAGACAGTTACGCATCGTTTGGTGACATGAGCGGACCACCGTTGATGACTCTCGGTCGCGTTAACCAGTTGCTTGGCGTCAAACGCAGTCAGGTGGCTTAATGTGGCAGGCATTTTCACAGACACCATCAACACCGTGTCAGCGTCGCTCACAGCCTTGGGACTCAAGCCAGTCACCGATCCGCGCAACGCACGACCGCTTACAGTGTTTGTGGAGTTACCGACGTTCACTTGTTTCAACAACCAAATCGCAGATATCACAGTTGATCTCCGAATCCTTGGCGCGCCACCCGGCAACAGCGACTCCGCGAACTACATCCTTGAAATCGTTGACACAATTATGAATTCCCCAATCGCCGTTCTGAGCGGTAACCCTTCGCTCGCTCAAATCGGTTCGCAAGAATTACCCGCATACGACCTAACAATCAGAATCGCTTCAAAGCGCATCCCATAAAGGAAAAATCATGCCCACAACAAAAACCGTTTACCTGTCCAACCCAACCGTCTTTATTTCAACCGTGGACGTCACCCAAAACACTTCGGCAGCCAGCCTAGAAATCGGCTATGACGCTCTCGAATCTACGACTTTCGGAGATACCGGGCACCGCTTCGTGTCGGGCCTCCAAATGGTGAACGTCACCTTGACAATGTTCCAGAACTACGGCGCAGGCGAAATTGAAGCCACCCTGTTTGATGTTGTCGGCGATGGCACCACCACGCTGGTTATCTCGCCTTCAGGTTCAACCGAGTCCGCGTCCAACCCTGAATACACAATCAGTAACGCAATGTTGGCGTCGTTTACGCCTATTGTTACGACCGTCGGAGAACTGAGCCAAGTATCAGTCACCTTCACTGGTGGAACTTGGGTCCGCGACATCGTAAGCCCGTAATCAACAACTAACCAAAGGACCCCGACATGATTGGCATGACATTAAAAGTAGAAATGGCAGACGGTGAAACATTC